AATAACAAATAATAAAGTATGGATACGGACAAACTATTAAAAGCTATTCAGATTCTTATTAAAGAGGAGCTTAAAGAGCAATTACCTGCATTAATTAAGGAAACTGTAAGAGCTGAAGTAAAAAAACTAATAGCAGAAGGAAAACAAACTGCTAAACCACAGCCAATTGGATTATCAATGGCTAAAGCTATTTTAGAAGATGATACTATTATAGAATCGGTTAAAGAAAAAGTAGAACAAAAGCAGTTTAGTAAAAACCCAATAATTAACCAAATTCTTAATGAAACTAGAGGTGGAATACCGCAAGGTGATGGTGGATTTAGAACAATGAATTTTGGACAAGGTGATATGGGTTCAATTGCAGGTAGAACGGCAGTAGCTGATAAAATGGGTTATGGTGATATGATAAAAGGACCTTCTCCAACGGGATTGGGTGTAAATACTGGAGTAGCTGAAATAGATAAAGCTTTGAATAGAGATTATTCAGAACTTGTAAAAAGATTTAAAAAATAATAATGGCAGTAATACTTGGTAAAAAGTTAGTAATCGATTCAAAGCAGTTTGAAGACTATGCAATAGGTATAACATTACCTATTCAAATAGGAAACACTGCGTTTAATCAAAGTTTTATAACTGCTGACCAGGTTAAAAGTAATATTAAAAATTTATTACTTACAAAAAGATTTGAAAGATTGATGCAGCCTGAATTTGGGAGTGGTATTCAAGAATTATTATTTAATATGAATGATGAAATGTTTGCCGATAACTTAGAAAATACTATCGTTGATACACTTTCTAAATGGTTGCCATATGTAAATGTAGAAACTATTAATATTGAGCAATCAAACGAATTTAAAGATAATAATAAGGTTGAAGTATCAGTTTCATTTAGAGTATCAGATACACAGGTATTAGATACGGTAACTTTTAATGTACAAACATAATGGCTATAACAACAATAAATAAGAATTTTAAAAATAAAGGAAAGGATATAAAATATCTTAATAAAGACTTTGCAGCATTTAGAGCAAATCTTATTGATTTTACAAAAAATTATTTTCCAAAGACCTATGGCGATTTTAACGAATCATCTCCTGGTATGCTTTTCATTGAAATGGCATCGTATGTAGGTGATGTTTTAGCATATTATACCGATGATACATTGAAAGAATCTTTAATGCCTTACGCGGAAGATATTCAAAGTATTATAGCTCTTGCACAATATTTAGGTTATAAACCAAAAATCACATCTCCAGCAGTAACAACATTATCGGTTTATCAATTAGTACCATCTATTGGGATTAGTGTTAGTAATAGGCCAGATGATACTTTTTACTTAAAAGTAAGAGAAGGGATGATTGTAGCAAACAAAGCAGGTAACGTTCAATTTATAACAACTGATATGGTGGATTTTTCAAATGAAATTGATAGAGAGACGACCATATATCAAAGAGATGTACTTACAGGTGAGCCTACATTTTATTTAATAAAAAAATATGTACAAGCAATATCAGCCGTACAAAATCAAAAAGAAGTAACCTTTGGTACTTATGAAAATTTTAGAACAATTGATTTATCAGAAACAAATGTGATTGAGATATACGATTGTAGAGATTCTAATAATAACAAATGGTATGAAGTACCGTATTTAGGACAAGAAATGATATTCATCGATTATCCAAATACCGAAGTTAACGATTCAGACCTTTATCAGTTTAAATCAACGGTACCATACATTTTAAAAACAATAAAAACACCAAAAAGATTTACAACTAGAGTAAATCAAGATAGTACAATTACAATTGAATTTGGTGCAGGAGACCCAACAGCATCCGATGAACAATTAATTCCAAATCTTAAAAACGTAGGATTGGGATTACCAAATTCTATTAAAAGATTAGATGAATCATTTGACCCAACTAATTTTTTAAAAACAAAAACGTATGGTACTTCTCCATCGAATACAACAATGACTGTAAAATATTATACAGGTGGAGGTATTAGTTCAAATGTTTTGGCGGGAGAATTAACAAGAATTAATGGGGTTGAATTTGAAGAAAGTTTAAGTTCTTTTACAAGAGCTCAACTATCACTTTATAATTCTGCAAAAAATTCATTAGCAGTTGATAACGATATACCTGCAGTTGGCGGTAGAGGGGGTGAAACTTTAGAAGAAATTAGACAAAATGCATTAGCAAATTTTGGAGCTCAAAATAGAGCAGTAACTGCAAAAGATTATCAAATTAGAGTATTATCAATGCCATCAAAATATGGAGCTATAGCAAAAGCATATGCTGTTGCCGATGGAACACTGGATAATAATTCACCTTCATCTATATTAGCATCACCAAATAATTTACAAGAATTTACTGATTTAGTATTAGATTTTGTAAACAAACCAGATGAGTTAGAACCAACTGAGCAAGCTATAAAACAACAAATTACTAGCTTTTTAATTGGTAAAACTTCAAATGAAAATGAAAAAAATAATCCGTTTGCTATTAACTTGTATTTATTAGGATATGATATAAATGGTAATTTGACAAATTTAAATAGAGCGGTAAAAGAAAATCTTAAAACATATATTAACGAATACCGAATGTTAACAGATGGTATAAATATGAATGATGGATTTGTAATTAATATTGGTTTAGAATTTGAAATTATAACATATCCAAATTATAATAAAAATGAAATATTAACAAAATGTATAAACGAAGTAAAAGATTTCTTTAGTATAGATAATTGGCAGTTTAATCAAACTATTAATTTAAATGAAATTGAATTGTTATTAGCAAATGTAGAAGGAGTTTCATCTGTTCCATCTGTGAAAGTTACAAATAAGTGTGGTGGTAGATATTCACCAAATTCCTATAATATCGAAGCGGCAACTAAAGATAAAATTGTATATCCATCATTAGACCCTTCAGTTTTTGAAATTAAGTTTCCTAGTGGGGACATAAAAGGCAGAGTAAGATAATGGCATACTATTTATTAACAGCATCAAAAGATGCAACGGTCTATCTTCAACAACCAAACCAAAATACAGGTTTGGATGAGATATTAGAAATAAGCAAATTATATTATGGTAATGTAAAAGATATATCTCATGCATTGCTAAAATTTGAATTAGGCTATATATCAGCATCGATATCTAATAGTACAATACAATTAGATGAAGCAACGCTTGTTTTAAAAGAAACAAAAACCGAAGAAATTCCTTTAGAATATACAATTTTTGCAAACCCAATCTCAGGGAGTTGGGAAATGGGCATTGGTACTAGGTTTGATAATATATCAACGCAGGGTGTAACTTGGAATTATAGAGAAGGAGATTCTAAGTTAGATTGGTTAGAAAATAATTTTAATTCATTTACATCAGCAAGTCAAAATAATGGTGGAGGCGGTACTTGGTGGACTCAATACGAAGCATCGCAATCATTTAGTTATCAAACTGCCGATATTGATATGAATGTAAAATCTTTATTAAAAAGTTGGATGAGTGGTTCTATACCTAATGATGGTATTATATTAAGACATGCATTTAATAAAGAAGTTGATACGCAAGATTATGGTGCAATAAAATTATTTAGTAAAGAAACAAATACTATATATCAACCAAAAATTAGAATAGGTTGGGATGACCAATCATTTATAACTGGTTCATTAATTCCATTAGTAGCGGAAGATATTAAAGTTGGAGTTACTAATTTAAAAAGTGAAATTAAAGTAGGAACTACTCCTAAAATTAGAATATTTAGTAGAGAATTATATCCTGTAAAAACATTTGTCAATTCATTCACATACAATACTTCTAAATATCTTCCAACAACTTCATATTACCAAATAAAAGATGCCCAATCAAATGATATTATAATTCCTTTTTCTAATTTTTCTAAAATTAGTTGTGATTCAACCGGAAATTATATAAATTTAAATCTTTCAAATTGGGAAGCGGATAGAACATACAAAATAGAATTTAAAGTAACTATTGATGGTAATACTCAATATTTTGATAATGATATAACATTTAGAATTGTAAAAAATTAAAATGGCAAAAACAGGATTACAAAATGAAGTATTAATAAGTGAACTTTTAATAAGTGGTTCTAGTTCACCTATCATTTCTAGAAATGAATTTGGTGTGTACTCATTTGTCCAAGAGAATAGGACTGATGGTGTTATATCTGGACAATTAACAAGACCAAAGTATAACGAAACTGAATTAGTAAAATCCGTTGATACTGTAATATTTGAATTACTTCCAGGAGAAGCTCCTCCATTTGATGATAGAATTCCAAGACCAATATATAATGAAGTAACTCAATCTGTAATTGATTTGACAGAACAGGTGATAGACCTTACTACTTTGGTTTATGAATTAAGAGCTAAAGTGCAAGATGTAGAAATAGTATCCGAGAGTTTAAGAGTTGATGTAGATTTACAAAATTTAAATGTAGCAGCATCACAAAATCAGACTCAACAGATAACAACAAAAATTACAAGTACAATAACCGAATTACAAAACTCTATACAAAAAGGAGTAGCAGAATCAATTCAAAGAGTTTCTTTATTTGCAAGAAATCAAGCATTAGAACAAGAATTAACTATATTAAGAGACACTCTTTTTGGCAAACAAGCTAAAGTAGCGGAGGGAGCTAGTGTAACGGACGATTTTGCAGCAAAAGTTTTATCAAAACCTGAAGCAAAATATAATGATTTAACATATCGAGCACAAGCTAGAGCAGATGGTAATGGTAGCTTTATAAATGGTCCTGATATTAAATTACAAAACTTTACAAAAGATAAAGTTACGGTGGTATTTAAGTTTGGAGGAGATACCGCAAGAGCATTTGCTAAAATACCAGATTTGGTTTTAGCGGCAGGTGAAGAAAAGGTGATAAAACCTACAACAATTGCAAAAGAAGTAGATGGTTTCAAACCTAGCGCGGGTGGTACGAGTAGAGATAGGGAATACACTGGTAATCTCTTAATAACATCACCAAAAGGAAGCATAACATTCACCACTTCTATACAAAAAATGAGAGGAAGTAAATTTGAACCATAATAGGTAAGATAAACATATATAAAAATGGCGATAAAAACGTTTAAAGATATTATAAACAATAAAGGGTACAGAGTTAGTTCAGATGATAGAAAAATATTTGAAGAAGGAAATCTGCAATCATTTTTTGGACTGGGTGATTCTGATGCAATTGAATTTATTGTATATGATTCAAATGATAATCAGTTGCCACAAAAAGCTGTAAATGGTAAAACGGTTAGATATGTACCATTGACAAGCAGTAATATAAGTGATTATATTTTAATAGCAGAAGGTACGGTTCTTCAAAAATTTCAATTTCCAAATGAATATTTTATAGATGCGGAAAGATTACTAAGGGAAGCTGGATATGATAATGGTATTTTTAAAACACAAGTTACACTAATTAATAAAAGAGTTGGTTCTGATTCGGAAGAAGATAAATTATGGATTTCTGAAATATCACCATCTAGAACGGAAGTAAGATTATTTCCTATTAAAAATGCAAAAGTAAAATATCCAGAATTAGAAGAAAGATTCGCATTATTTGTATCTAATAAAGACTTTAGAGATGATACGATAATTGAGGCTTTCAAAGTGATTGAACAAATAGATTCAAATGTAATTGGTACATATTTAAAAACAAAATATGGTGAAAATTGGATTAGTAAAATGAGTGGCGAATTTAAAATAAAAAACTTTGATGAATTTACTAATAGAATTAATACAAAATTTAGAGAAGCCGCATCTTATGAACTCACTAATAGAATATCCGATATCAATGATGTAAATTACGGTAAACGTAAACAAACAAAAACTCCACTAACTTTATCATCCAATACTATTGTAGAAATGTGTCAGAGATTGATTACAAATGTAATTAATTTTTATTTACCAAAACAAGATTTAATATCCACTGCAACATTTGATGAAGGAATAGATGAAAGTTTTGATGAAGTTGGACAAATACTACAAACTAGAGAAAGTGATTTATTGGTGGATACTTCAAATCCTGTGATAACAATAAAGAAAACAAAAACATTTGTAGAAAGTAATAAAGAATTAGAATTAAAAAAGATAATAAGAAAAGAAAAACCGTTTCCAACATCGGGAATGCTTCTTTCAGAATTTTGTGAAGGGTTTGACTTATTTGGTAAATATGCAGATGGTAATGGTGGTGAATACACGGCCCTAATTATAGCTAATTCAAACCAATGTGGATATAATACACCTGATGGGCAAAGTGGTAGTGATGGTAACGGTGGTGGAAATGGTGGTGGTGGAGCTGGTGGCTACGGTGGTGGCGGTGGTGGTAGAGATGGAGAAGTTAATCTAAATGATTTCAGAGGCGCGGGTTTCGGCTTAGGAGGAGAACAAAATAATATATCATACCAATAAAATTTATACAAAGTTAAATAAAAATACTTATTACTAAATGCGAAAAGCAGAAGACATATTACAAGAAGGTTTAGTTTCTAACGTTCAATCCGAATTAGATGCGGGTGGCGGCGGTGGTGGTAATACCAACGGTGGTGGCGGAGGCGGTTCGCAAGCTGTGATTACCCAAATACCCAATACACCTTTAAGCAATTTCTCAGGAAAATTACAAATAAATTGTGTAGTTGGTGATATTACTACAAAAACATATTCTGGTGAAAAAATACAAGCTTCAATTTATATAAATGGACAGCCATCTGGATTAGTAAGTCCAAGTGAACTTAGATTGACGGCAACAGATATTTTTAATAATGGAGATTATGAAATTACAGTAGTTGGAAATGGTTATCAAAAAAGTATTGAAAAATATATTATAACATTAGTAACAAATCCAGATTATATTGATAATGATGACTATAGGGTAACTTCTTTTTCAGGAGAAGAAAAAACAAATAATTTAAAAATTAGAGGATTATCTACATTTGAATCTTTGCCATCAATAAATGAACAAGATCCAGATTATGGAAAAACTAATTTTTATCAGTTTAAAGCAATACATTATATAAATGATATTGAGCAACCGGCTACGATTGCGGAAATTGATAAAGATATTACGTTTATTTTGCAAAAAACCGGCATACCGGACGATGGTGGGGATGATAATTTAGGCAATGTACAAACATTGACGGTTTCACTAACTGGCGCAGATGGTAGTGCCCAATTACTTATTGATAATATAGATGGACCTGGAGAAATAGTTACACTTAAATCTGGTGCTAATGAAATATCAACATTACTAGGTAAAATTATTACAATACAAAGCAACTCGGTAGGAAATACTATATCGAGAATAACAAAAATATCAGTATCAGCCGATGGTTTAACAAGTCAAACTTTATTAGCAGTAACCGATACTGAATCAGTTAATACTAAGATAACAATAGATAAAGCATATTTGGTTGATATTGAAACGGAAACTATACCAGTAATATCATCAGATAGAGCCTTTGTAAGTTTTGTGAATCCGGATTTAAATAGAAAACATAACATAAATTCTGAAATTGATACGTTAATCGGAATTTATAAAAATGAGTTTACAAGTGGAGTAAGAGTTAAGTTTGCAAACGAAGAAATTACATATTCACAATTAGAGAAGGGTGAATCTGCATTAATTGCTATACCACAAAGCAAATTAGCAATAGTAGGCAAGTATAGAATAATTATAACACCATTTACTAGTGATGGTAATAATGGGCAACCAATTGAATTAATATTAAATGTAGTATCTGAAACTTACGTTGGTGTGCCAGATATTAGAAATATAAATTACCCAACATTAATAAAAGGTCCAGATTATGTAGGTACAAATGTAAATTTTAAAATTAGTTATGAATCAGTAAATACTGATTATGTAAAAATATGTGCGTTAGGGAGTTCTCAATATACACAAGCTACAGCTGCAGGAATTGTAACATTAAATTATCAACAATTACTTAATTCACCTGGTGCACAATATACTGAAAGTGATGGGTTAATATCATTAATATTAAAATTAATTCCATATAACGAACAAGGAAACGAAGTTGTTGTTGGTAAAGAAGAATTTATTACAATAAAATTTGATAAAAGCGAATTAACAATACCAAGAAATGTAGTTATTAATAGATTAGTTGATGGGTTTATATCACAATTAAATACTGCATCTTTAGTAGATGAATCATCAAAATATTTAAATCACTTATTACATTTACCAAACGATAATAAATTAATTACAACTTGGTTGGGTAGTGAGGGTTCTTTGATTTTAAAATTATATGAACCATTATCAACTGCAATACAACCAAACCAACAGGTATGGATTTCTAAATTACAGTCAGACCCAATTATAGAAACAATAAATATATCTGGTGAAAATGCAAGTTTTTGTCCTCCATTAAAAGGTCCTAATTTTTCATTAGAAGAAAATAATGGAGTTGCTTACCAAATATTAGATGATTTAATTGCAAGTGGTTCAATAACTTCAAATGATATAGTTAACAATTATTTAGAAGGAACAAATGTTAATACTACTAAATTAAATTTACAATATGTAAGCGGGTCAGATTATACGTTTAAAGCCTTTTCACACTTTGGTTCGGCAGAAGAAAGAGCGGCTAATTTCTTTTACAAAGTAAAATTATTAGAAACTTACAAAGCAAAGTATGAGGCATTAATAGCAACAACGTTTATCCCACCATATGATGGTTATAATGGTGGTATTTTAACGGAAAATGGATTTCAAGTAATAACTGAAGATGGTCTATTTGATGTTCAATGGGAAATTGCGCAATCAAGTGGTGTAAACCAAGCCGGCGAAGCTAAAAAAGTATTAAATACAATAAATGGTATTTTAAGAAATTTTGATGGATTTGAAAACTTTTTATACAAATCAAATAACAATTTAGCATATCCAAAGGTATTATATGTACATCCAATTACAGGATTAGGAACACTTATTTTAAGAGATACAACGCACGCAAGTGTTACCGCATGGTATAACGCATTAATTGATGAAGGGGCAAATTATGATAAATACAATCCTAATTATTTAGTAAATAATATACCTGAATTTATTAGAGAAGATTATAATAATAATGATTTTATAGTTTTCTTAGATATGATTGGTCAACACTTTGATATTGTATGGGCATATGTTAAAGCGTTAGATAATAATAAAGTATTAGAGCATAAACAAATTAGTGGTTTATCAAATACGTTGGTTTCTCAAATGCTTCAATCATTTGGTTGGAATCCTAAAAACGCTTTTAATTCACCGTTCTTATGGGAATACGCATTTGGTAAAACAAAGGATGGATTTCAAAAATATGGAATGCCATTATCTGAAGCCAATGATGAAGTTTGGAGAAGGATATTAAATAACTTACCTTATTTGTTAAAGCATAAAGGTACTGCAAGAGCTATGAAAGCTATTATGGCGTGTTATGGTGTTCCACAGTCTATGTTAACAATAATGGAATTTGGAGGACCGCAAGACCCAACACAAGGTGGTACTAGTAAATTTACTTTTGATGATAGAACCGCGGCATTTTATTTAAAAGGAGATTTAAATGGAAGTGGTAGTTCGAATATTAAAGTTCCGTGGCATGAAATAAATAATGTTGATTATCCTAATTGTATTGAATTTAGAATATTGCCAAATGAATTACCATCACCAATTTATACTTTAATAAGTGGTAGTGAGTGGACTTTAGATTTAGTACAAACTACTGGTTCTTTTGGTAAATTAGAATTAAACTTTGGTGGAGATATTTCAAATAGTACATACTTTGCA